CATCCTGGCCCTCCTGCTGCCGCTGACCCATCGCCCCTGCCCCCAGAAGTGCTGCGCCAGCGAGCGCAGGCAGCAACCCCTTCCCGATGGCGGCTTCCAGACGATCGACCCAGCCGGGGCCGTCGCCGATAAGCTTGCGGGCATACTGAATGTCCTCGCGCGGCGCGCCCCACTGCGCCGCCCAATCCTCATCACGCTGCATCCGTGCCATGGCTCGATCGCCAAGGTACGGATTGTTGTTGAGCGCCGCCCTGATCTCAGGCGTCCTGTTGACGTATGTGAGCAACTCTTTAGTTGCCGCGTCCGAGCCGACGCCCTGTTTCCATTTGTCGACGTAATCGATGTAGCCGCTATCGCCGGGACCAACCTTGGAGCGAACCGGCGTGCCGAATTGTTCAAACTCACCTTTGCGCAGCGCCTTGTCGAACGCCTTGCTGGGCTCCGGCTGCCCGCCGTAGAAGTTGGTGGCGGTGATGCCCTGGCCGGTGTCGACAATATCGTTGAGCCCATGCTCGGCTGCCTTGGTGCGCAGCGCCAACAGTTCGGCGGTCGAGGCCTTGCCGCTGCGTGGGAAAAACAGCGACGTGCTTTGGTTCGCCGGGCCGCCGAGCCACGGCTTGTGCCACGCCGAGGCGTTCTGTGCATCGACGTAACCACGCAGCGCTTCACCAACATCGAGCAGAGCCTTGTCGTGCGCGGTCGTGGTCTTGAACGGCTCACCCTTGCCGCCTGTATCGAACGTGACGAGAGGGCGCGCAACCTCGCCCTGGTTCGTCTCAACCTTGCCCGCTGGATTGACGTACAAACCTTGCATCGGCTTCGTCGGACGCACGCGCATGGCAACGCCCGTGTCGGGGATGCTCATGCCGCCATAGATTGCATCGCGCCCGCCGGGAGCCGTGGCCCAACTGCTGCGCGGATCGTTGGCGTAGGCATCTTTCACCGATTGCTCTGCGGCTGCCGACTGCGGCATGTGCCCGGTAACGTCAGCGCCCGGCTGCGCCTCGTGGGTGGCGAAAGCTGTGTGCCGGTTAAAGTAATCGGCGATGGTCTTGTTGGCGCGGTCGAAGGCTTCCTCGTAGGTGAGCGCCTTGTTGCGGCTCATGATGTCGAGCGCTTTTTGTCGGACCCACGGCGCAGCCTGTAGCTTCTCGCCGGTCCAATCATCGCGACCGCCGAGCATCGTTTGGTTGGCGCGATCGACCGCAAGCGCTGTCTCGTAATCCAAGAACTTGTGTCCAGCCTTGCCGACTGCGCCCTTCTGCGGCTCGCCGCTCGGCTCGGTGTAGTGAAAATTGCGCGCATGCCGAAAATCGTTGACGCCGGTTGCGCCCGGCGGCCTCGCCTGATCGGGGCTGACCTTGCTGGCATACTCGCCGGTCTTCTCGCCAAGCTGATACAGGCCAGGGTCTTTCGCGGCGATCGCATTCAGATGCGCCAAGTGCTGCGCCGGGCGCGCTGCCTTCACCGGCATGCCAGCAAGCGCAGCGTTGTTTTCCTTCAGCGAAAAATGAAGCTCGCTGCCAGGATCAACGCCCGCCGACCATTGCCCCTCTTGCGCCGACATCCACTTGTTCGCCAAGGCGTCACCGCCGGTCACCTCGTTCATGCCAGTGCGATAGCGGTCATACCAATCCCCACCACGCGGATCGGCGGCAATGTATTTGTCGAAGTCGCTGCGGATTTTGTTCAGCGCCGCCTTGGACTGAACATCGCGCGGGCCGCCGACGTACAGGCCCTCGCCACCCTCGCCAGACTTGATGAGGTGAGGCTGATTGCGCGCAAGCGCGATCGCGTCAGCGGTCGATAGCTCGCGGAGATTTGGTAGGTCCATCGAGCTTGCTGCAGGCTTGGCGCGCGGTAGCGGATTGAAGGTCGCCATGTCTTCAGGGGTGATCGCAAACTCCGGCGGCGGCATGTTGCCACCAATGCTTCGGCGCGCTGTATCAGAGAGTTGCTCGGCGACCGAAGCCTCCGGCGCAAATCTCGCCCCGGTCGCCGAGGCAGGCTTTAAAAGAGCAGGATCGCGAATTGCGACCTGATTGATCCCGATACTGTTCGGCGTACCGATAACAGCCCTTACGCCGCTGTCCTTAAGAGCATTCTCAATGTTTGCTCCAGACCATTCCCCAGACCACAGCGGAATTCCGTTTCCACTTACAATTTGAACGGGCTCGCCAACCTTCGCACCGCCGAAGACATAAGCCACCTCTTCTGGATACAAGGAACCCGCATCAAACGAATGGACCTTGCGAGTGCCATCTGACAGCTTGGCAGTTGGACCGCCGCCATAGCTGCCCGCAATATCCTGATTGTGCGTTACATAAACGCCGTTGCCGAGATCGCCCAATCCAGCGCGATTTGCCGCCGCTTCCGTTGTGGCAGTGCCCTCCGTACCGCGAAAAACAGTTCCCAAGTTCACCTTTGAATTTGGATTTATTTCGCCAACATGTTTTGGAAACTGTGGCCCAGCGAGCCGCTCGGCAACCGAGGCATCCGGCGCAAACCTCGCTCCAGTCGACGGCAGCGCCGACGCACCCGCGCGCATCTCTGCCGGGACCGCAGCCTTCACGCCCCTCACGCCTGCGCGGAGAGCGTCAAGCTTTCCGGCCCAAGCCTCGGAAGGCTCAAGCGCTGCGCTGAGCCCCAGCGCAGCCGCCTTTGCAGGCAGCGGCAGCGGCAGCATGGTCGCCAGCGTCCCGATGTCGAGCGGCGAACGCGGCACCACCAGACCCGCGTCAGGCCGATCGGATAGCGTGCCCTCGATGCGCCCGCCCGCCGGATGCGCTGCCTGCTGCACGCGGCGCGCTGCTATCTCAAATTGATCGCCGAGCGGTGCCTCGGGGAATGGCGACGGCGGCGTATCGTTTGATGGATAGAGCCACGGCGAATTGCGAACCTCATTCACCGCACTCTTGGCCGGATCGATCAGCCAGCGCTGCGCGATGTCACCAAGCGCTGCAAGCCCGCTCGGCTTCGGCGCAGGCGCTTCCATCGGCGGCGGCGCTTCCGGTGGCGGCGTGCTTGCCCACTGCTGACCAGTAGGGGCGCTGCTTGCTTGCCATTGCTGGTTAAGCAGCGCCCACTGTTCCGGTGACAACCCGGCAGGAGGCTGAACGAAAAGCTCGCCGAGCCGCTCCATCCACTTACCTCAATCGAGCTATCGGCGCGTGACCGAGCAGGCCAAGCAGCAGATAAATCACAATGATCACAGCGACCACCATGATCACGATCTTGGCCACGCGATTGAAGGGCGCGGGGACCGGCACATAGTCGACCAGAAATATCAGCAGCCAAACGATCAGTGATACCACCAGAAGATAAATCACCAATCCCACGAGCCCTTCGATCATTTGCGTTTCCTCCGCTTGAGGCTTCTCGCCGGAAGCTTGTCGCCGGTATCAGTCTTGGCGAATTCGCTCCCGACCTTCGGCGATATGCCGATCGTGCTTTTGCCTTCGGCGGCGTATTTCATCGCGCGCCGCTGCGCCTCACTTTTTGCGGGTGCCACGTTTGCCACCGCCACCGCGCTTCGGGAACGGCTTGGCCGTTTTCCCGGCAGCATACTTGCGGCCCTTCGGCTTCGGCTTCAGCACCGCTTTCATAGGATCAGGCATCGTCTCTCCTTTGGTTAATCGAGACACGCATCCGTTCGGATGGTGGTGTTGCGCGTGCGCCCAGCGACAGTCACGTCGGTGATGCGCTTCTCGATATTGACAGTGCCACCGAGGCAGCGCGCAACCGCCACCTCTTCCGGCACCCAACGCCAACAACCTGAAACCATCACGCCGATCAACAGCAATGCGGCAAGGCGGGCGCTCATCACGTCTCCTCTTGGATCAGCGCGCCGACCTTGATCTCGGTATCGGCGAGCTTGTTCAGCCCCTTCTCAAACCGTTTCATCCCATGCTCTGACGGATCGACCATCAGCACCTCAAACAATTGACAGAAATGCCGCTGCACCGCCTGCTCCAGGGCGACGTCCATCAACTCCTTGAAGTGCGCGTTCATTTCGATCTCTCGATCGGCTGACAGGATTTGGCAAGCTCAGCGATCAGCGCATCACGCCGCTCCGACGCAGACGAGATGTGATAGAGCGTGAAAAACACCACGCCGAGGCAAACGATATTGATGATGACCAACGGCAATGCGAGCGGGCCTGCGGCTTGCAATCCCTTGGCAACCTCGCCCGCGATCTTGCCGGTGTACTGGATCATCTTCTCTTCTTAGCTGGCGGTGCTTGCGCCTTGGCTGGCTCCGTCTGTTTGGCGATGAAATCAGCAACCGACAGCGGCGGCTGTCCCTCAAGCGCGAGGATGCGGTTCTCGTGTTCGTACAGCACTGCGGTGTCAGGTGCTGGCGCAGGCGGCGGCGGGACATAGCCATCAATCTCTGCCTCGGTCGGCTTGGTCTGAACCGGGTCTGACCACTCAAGCCCTTCGTAGGTGTCGCCACGCAACGCCCACTGAGCGCCAGGACGAAGCCCAACAATTGCAGCTACCATTTCCTCATGCGGTGTCATCTCATCACCCCATTATTTCTTGAGCGACAAAGACAGCATTGCCGGTGGCCGGATACATGACCGACGCCACATTGTTGTTGTTCTGGAGGGCAACGGTGTAATTCGCCGCAGCATTTGAATTCGGGAAATCAAGTGCGTAATTAAAGTTGGTCCCGACGGTTCCCGCGTCGGCTGCATACGAAACTGCCAAAGACCCAATCGGCGATGAGGTGGCGTACTTGAAGATCGTCGTCATGCCGTAGGTTAATCCAGAAATAGAAACAGTCCCTGATGCAAACAACTCCAACAAATTGCATTTGCTCGTCAGTCCAATGCTCAGCACAAGCGCAGTTGTCGTCCACGTCGTGCCGCCTACTGATGTTGGAGTTGCTGATACAATTTGCTGCTTCTGAACTATATCGCCCGGCTTCGGCATGCCGGGGAGAAATAAGAAGGTGCGATCAGGCACGGTCCACGTTCCCGCCGTGACTAGGTTGTCCCAATCACAGAAACCGATGAACCGCCACGACGCACCGGGGATAGCCGTTGTGGTGTAGAATGATCGTGATTGGTTGCCGGGAACGAATGTCGCATACATCGACCATTCGCTTGGACAAACAAAGCCATTCGGGTCTGAACACTTGATAACGCCAAGCGCAACCGTGCCAGCATTGTTGTGTGCGGTAACCCAAAGACGCCCGGCGGTGCCGCTGGTGAAGCCAACCAGCTTGGATGCTCCTATTACAAGCGACAACGGTGCTGTCGCCGCAAGGCGCAGGAAGCCGCCGATGTTGTTGTGAAAATAAAAATAGACCGGATCGGCAACGCTCGGATCAGCGCCAGCGACTGTCTTGACTGCAACAGTGAGAGCGCCTGCTGCTGCCGAGGTAACGATCACGCCGTTGCTCATGCCCGCCGAGAAGCTGCTGCTATCAACGTACTGTCGAGGCGCAGCATCAAGCCCAGCAACTGGGTTGCCTGATAGTTTAAGCAGCCCCGCCATCGTGTCGCCGGATCGCTTCACATACTGCAGCGGGTCTTGCACCGTCGCGGCCCACGCCGTGCCATCCCATTTGTATTGCGGCACGCCGGGCACCGCAGGCGTGGGATAGAGATCGTTGATTGCTGGTGAAGCTGGAAAGTTGATGCCCATCACATCCACTCCACGTTGAGGTAGCTTTCAGCGGCGAAGAGAATGGTTGGCTGTGATGATGTTAAGCGAAGAGCAAGAATATTGAGTGCTGATCCAGCCGCAGCAGCGAGCAGCAAGTTTTGATAGAAGGTATTGAACGTCCCAATGGAATTAAGGTAACCAACGGCATGGAATTGAGTATTGAAGTGCGCAGTTGTGCTTTTCCTTCTTAATGGAATTAACCCTTCCAACGAGATAGGAATATCAAGAAAGTCATGAGCCTGCGAAATATACATGCCGGGTATAGTGCCGGTCGCGCTAGTGGTAATAATCGCGCCGCCTGCGGCAGACTGTGAGTGGAACCCATTAAGTTGATAATCGCCGGGTGTAGTCCTGAACACGCCCGCTGCAACACTTAATTGAAGCAACAAATACGGAAGGGGGGCTATCGCTGTCATCGACAACGCCCCAGAAATGCGCGCCATCACTGCGCCCGCAGGCACTTGCACATCGACTGAACCAAGCCCCGCTAGCGGCACGCGCTGATAGCGCGGCACCTCAACCCATGCCGTTCCTTGGCGCGCGTAGAACTTGCCGTCAGCGGTCGTGTCGGCTTTTGCGTCAACGTACTGCTTTGGTGTTGCATGCAACGCGACTGTCGGGTTGCCCTTCAGTGTCAGGTCGCCAATCATCGTGTCGCCAGCCTTCACCAGAAAGGCCGACGTATCGATCGCGGGCACGGCAACAGCCTGCACCCATTGCGGTGCGCCAGCGCCATCGTTGTATCTGACGTAGAGCGTGCCGGTGTCGCTGTCCCACCACATCGCGCTGTCGAGCGGCGTTGCGGGCGGCGCATCGCTGATGATGAGCGGCGGCCTGTTATCAATGTATTGCTTGGTCGCAGCCTTCATCGGCGCGTCGGGATCAGCATGCAGCGTCAGGAAGCCGGTCATCGTGTCGCCAGCCTTGTTCACCTTGGTGCCTGCCAGGGTTGTCAGGGTGGCGTCGGCGGTGTCGACATAATCCTTGCGCACGGCGTTGGTGGCACCAGGGCCGGTCGGCAACACGAGATGCCCCGTCATGGTGTCGCCGTCGACGTTCACAAACGCAGCCGGGTCGGCCATCACGGTCCAATTCGATGCATTGAACGCGCCCGGCGCGATTGGGCCATTGGCGCGATAAGCAATGCCGTTCTGGATCACGATGTCATTGGCGACGTACTGCGCGCGGGCGTCGAAATACCGGATTGCCAGCAACGGCAGCGGCGTGCCGACGCTACCGCCTGCAGCATCGCCGAGCGCGATCTGCCGGTTGGCGGTGTTGACGGCTAGCTCACCCGGCTCAAGCGGGCTCGGGAATGCATTGGCTGGATTAGACGAGCGCCTATGGCGGTATTGGCTCGGCATGTTTCCCCATCCTCAATTCAGGGCTTTGGTGGTGGCGTTGGTAGCTGAACCTCCGGTGCTGGCACCGGGTCTTCGTATTTGGCGACGATCTCGCGCGATCGATTGGTCGCGTTGTAAACACCGAGCAGCATCCGCTTCACGTTGGAATGCTGGGCAAGCTCCTGCTGCCGCGCCGACAAATCAGTGACGAGCGGCAGCAGGACATCCAACGGTGAGGCCGGTCGATCGGGCACGTCAGCCTTTTCTCCTGGCTTCGGCTTCTGCTTTTCTCTGAGCCTCGCTCTGGTTTTTCTCGGCTTCGGCTGTCGCCTTCTCCTGCGCGTCGGCTTCTTCCTGCTTGGAAGTTTCCGCCGCCTCGCGCTCCATCGCCTCGGCTTCGGCGTGCGGGATACCGATCACGTCGCCGCCAGGGGCGCTTTGTGGATTACGGATCGGGCTGACCGGCGGCGTTTCAAGCTCGACGTCGAGCGCAGGATCGCCCTCTTCGCCGCTCTCGGGCTCGCCTGCCTCGCGCTTGCGCTTCTGCTGCGCTTGGGTGCGCCTTCGCTTGTCCTCATCATCCTCGTCGTCGCGTTTCCCGGCCATCAATTTTCTCCTCTTGGTGTGCCGTTGCTTCATCTCGCGGATCAGCCCGCGAAATGAACTTGGTTTGGCGGCGCGCTTCTTGGTCACTCGCTTGACCTTCTTGGCCGCCTTTTTCACTTTGCGTTTCTTCATCACCGCCGTCGCGCTGCGCCTGCATCGGTGAATGTGAAATCAAGCGTGTCGCTGACGAGGCTGCCGGTTCGCACGCCGACCGGCAGCGCTTCCGCCACGCTGAACAGTGACGGCTTGACGCCGGTACTAACCTCGGTCGGCGACAGCAGTTTGGTTGGCTCATCAAAGCCGTTGAACACGATCTTGGTTAGTTCGTTAAAGCCGGTGCCGGTGACCACGAGATCGATGTCGGCGCTACCAAGCACGGCAGTGTCGGGCTCAAGCGCGCTGACGGTTGGCTGCTCAAGCGGAACGACGACGCCCTGCTCGTCTGCGCCGACCACATCGGCCTTGGCCGGGCCAGCGATCATTGCCATCTCACCTTCGCTGATATGATAGATGCCCATCTCGTTCTCCTCAGAATGTCCCGCCGTCGAGCATCACCAGGGTTGGGTCCAGCACGCCGCCCGCGTTGGTCTTGACCAAGCGGTTGGCGCTGGCCACGCCGGTCGATGCGGTGATCGCGATCGCGCCGCTGAAATCCGCAGCGGGAATAGCGAATTCGCGCGACATCTCGGTGCGCAGTGATTTCGGATTGATCGCCTCGTTTTCGATCAGGCCTGCGGCCACCTCGGCGTCGGTGGCGAAGTCGACAGTAGCGCCGCCGCCACCGCCGCCGCCTGCGCCGAAGATCGACGGGATGCGCTTGTTGGCAGTCGGGTTGCCCGAGGTCAGCACGGCATTGCCGATCGCCGCCGGATCGACGTTTGGCACCCACAGCGCCACGCGAAGGTTCTGGCTCATGGCGCGCCACCCGATGGACGATACCAGACCGCCCAGAGCTTGCTGTCGGCGCGCGGCGCGACCGTCATGGTCAGCGTCGAGCCGGAGGCGGTGTAGTCCTTGCCGCTCTCCTGAATGATGCCGTCGAGGCTGACTTGCAGTTGCGCCCCGGTGCCGACGTTGGCGTTAATCGCAGGCGGGCCGCTCGACGGATCGATGTAGGTCAACGTGAAAGCCACCTTGGTGCCATCCGGCACCAGCGTCTCGATCTTGTAGGCATCGACCTTGGCCGAGGCGATCTTGTCTGGCGGCACCAGCAAGTCCCACTGCACCACCGCGCCAGCGCCGGGCGCTTCGATCAAGGTGAGCGTGTCGGTGGTGGCGTTGACGGTGTAGTCGACCGTTGGCACCAAGCGCACGCCGTTCAAATAAACGGTGCTGCCTTCGTTGGTGATGGCGGGCGTGTTGGCATTGAGATCGGGACCGCTGAAGGCGACTTGGCCTGCGATGGCGGTGTAGCGGTAGTTCGCCGTATAGCCGACCGCGACTTGCACGCCCGGCTCCTGCCAGGAGGTGCCGTTCCACACCATCACGGTGTTGTTCACGGTGTCGTAATAGAACGAGCCGACCGCGAGCGGGCTCGGGATTGTCTCGCCGGTATTGGGGTTGGTGCCACCCGGCACCAGCGCCACGTCGGATGGCCCGAGGTAGTAGAAGCTGATGTTGCCGACGAGTTGCTGGCAGTAGATCGCCCACCACTTGGCCGACCACAGGCCACCCATGCCGCCCATACCCGACACCGGCTGGTAGAACAGCCCATTGGGAAACTTGGACGCCTGGATGAAATCGAGCGCCACGGTGTTGTCGACCACCGGGCCGCCGAGGAATTCAGCCCACGCCAGCGCCTCGTCCTTGGCCTTGATCGCGTTGTCGGACTGCGCCTGCGAATAGGTCGCCCAGTTCTCGGCATCGCGCGCCTCGTCCTCGGCCTGCTTCGCGTTGGCGTTGGCCTGCTCGACGTTGGGCGCGAGCCTGTTGAAGATGGTCTGGCTGGCCGACAGGAATTGCGCGGTGGCGATCGCCGCAGCCTCGGCATCGCGGGCATGGCCGGATGCCGCCATCGCCTCGATGCGGGCGAGCGCCGCGTTGGACATCACCTGTGCCTTGGTCGGCTCGACCTTGGCGGTGATGTCGTCGCTGAGCTTCTGGACAATGCGCGGGTCGAGCGTCTGCGCGGTGATCAGATTGCTTACCAGCTTACCGTCGTCGCGGCGCACCTCGGCGAGAGCGCGCTGGGTCGACGTCAGCGCGTCGATGATCTCGATGAACATCGCATCGAGGCGGTCGCCCGGCGGCGGCGCGTTCGGGTTGTTCTTCTGGTGATCGGTAAATGAAAATAAGCGGCTTGGCCGCTTAACCGTCGTCACGGGGAGCCAGATGGCTTCCGATCAAAAATTGTGCGCCGGAAGCGGGCGCGGCCCTGCCGGGGGCGTGACGAGCGCCTAAAGCTATAGCCGGAACCCGGCTTTACCGCAATTTGCTTTTTTCGCGCCGGGCGAGTTCCCGGTCGACCGCAGCGCGGATCAGGTCGACGCGCTTCTCGCGCCCGCGCAGATTTTTGTCGATCCGCGCGATCGCTGAGCGATCCAGACGGATCATTGTTGGCACGCGGTGTTTCGGTGGTCTTCCCATACGCTTACTATTACTTTTCGATATCACAATGTCCATGCGCCCATTCCAATTTCAAATCCGTTATCGATTATATAACCGTTATCGTTTATGAGCAAACCATGCTGGCAGATGCTGCAAAAACCGTCTTGCGCGCTGCTGCCAAACGATTGTGCAATCGCGCCAGCGTGTGATGCATGGCCGCATGCGCAAAATGAGAATTGAACTTTTTGTCGACTAAAGGTTTTCTTTAGTGTTTTATTTTTTTCCGAAATCATAGGGAGGCGACCAGTATGTTCCGCGTAGAATTTTTCGTTGATGATAAAAAACTGAGCGAGGCGCTGCGGGCGCTGATGAACATCGCCAGGGGCGCACCGACCGTTGAGCCGGTGGTCAATGCCGTCGTCAGCAGCAACGGCATCAAGGCGGCGAGCGGCGGCAGCCACGTCGATCGGTTTATCGTCGGGCTCAAGGGTGTCGCTGCATTCACCGGCAAGGAGGCGAGAGTGATCGCCAAAGGCCAGGGGCTCAATCCCGCATCGTCCAATCATTTTCTTAAAGGTGCGATCGCACGCGGTGTGATCCGCAAGGCCGGTGGCAAGGGCTCCAGCACCCACTACAAGGTGGTGTGATGGCGAAGCGGAATGGCAGCCTCTATGGCGCGTATGTTTTCAAAACCAAAGACCCGGCGATCGATCAATTGCGTACCGTGGTCGAGGATCATTTTGGCCACCGCGTAAAGCACAAAGACCTCCAACAAATCACCGAGGAGGGCGGGCCGTCAGTGGCGTGCATGCGAGCGTGGTTCTTCGGCAAAACGCAGCGCCCGCAAAACCCCACACTTGAAGCCGCTGGCCGCGCACTCGGCTATCAGCGCGTCTGGCAGAGGATGCATAAAAACTCCCGGTGAACTGAGATCAACAGTTGCCGGTTTGGGAATGGCAATGCCTGCTTCCCCAGAACGCACGCTGCGCTTGTTGAGCCAGATTGATGGCGGGCGTCCGCTTGATTGGCTGAGCGGGCATGCATCACAAGCTGTGATGGAATTAGTCGGTGACGGCTTGTTGCGGATCGGCAAAAATCACGAGGTGAAGCTGACCCGCGCCGGGCTGCGGATGCTTGCTGCGCACAACATCGCCAAACGCAAACCCAGAAAGCGAAGATGATGCAAGGCACCATGATCGTCATCAGCACCAATGGCACGCTGAAGAAAACGCCGCTCGATCGCGAGCCCGATCTGGAGACACTGAAAGCTGGCATCGGCGGTGGATATCTGGAGGCGGTGCCGGGCTTCAATCAGTTAGTTTTGGATAACAACACGCGCGCGCCCTGCGTGGTCTACTGCGACGAGGATGGCAAGCGTAAGCAATTGCCAGCGAACCCGGTGGCGACCAAGAAATGGTACGAGAGCCTCAAGGCCGACGGTCGCCCGCTGCGCCATGGATGGAATGATTATCTAGTCGGTGATGTGGTGATCCTGACCGGCGACCAAGCGTTCATGCGTTCGCTCTACAGCGACGGAGACGACGACGATGATGAGCAATGACACCCGCGACCACGCCCTGGCTGTGCTGACCAAGCGGCTCGACCAGATGCTCAACACCAGCGGCGCAGGCATCGGCTTCGTGCTGCTGTTGCGCACCCGCGAAGGCGATTTGGAAATCCTGTCGAACTGCACGCTGGAGGAAGAGGTCAAGCTGATCGTCAGCCAAGCGCTCGACGGCATCGTCGGTGATGATTTTCAAACGGTCGGCAACGCATGAGCGAAGTCGAGCTTGCACACAGTTTTACCCTCGGCGTCTGCGACGACCCGCAATGCACGGCGCTGCATTTCCAACTGGAGCGCGCGGACGGCGAGGCGTTCGCGGTGATGACGGTCAACATTGCGCATGTGCCGATGCTGATCGAGAAAATGCACAACGCTGCCTACACGATCGTGACGATGAAGAAGGATGATTGATGCGTAGCAAGCTCAGCGACAAAATCGAGCGCGGGCGCGTGCGAGGTAGCCACCTCGGCTCCGATAGCTCGTATGGCCCCTATGGCCTGTTTCAGGTGACGGGGCCATGCGGTGCGATGCTCACCATCATGGCGAGCGCTGGCGATTTCATCGTGCAGTTTGAACACGTCTCAGTCTCAGTCAAAAACCGTAACCCCAACTGGGACGAGATGTGCTGGGTCAAGGATCAGTTTTGGAACGAGGATGAGTGCGTGATGCAATTGCATCCGCCGAAATCCGAATACGTCAACAATCACCGCTTCTGCCTGCACCTGTGGCGGCCCCTGAAAGCCGAGATACCGCGCCCGCCAGCGGAAGCAGTCGGTGATGCCAAGCTCGGAACGCTGACATGACCGACATCACCAACATGAGCCTGGAAGCCGCGATCATCGACCAGAAAGCCGCAGGCGAATTTTCCGGCAAGCAATACGCCTTCCTCGCGGTGATCGACCAGAAGCTGGAGGTCTGGAAGCTCGGTGTCGCGGTGCTGGACGAGCCCGGCTATTCGCCGATCGACGGCAAGGTGTTCTCCGGCCACGTCGAGGCCGATCGATGGGCCAACAGCCTGAACGAGCATATCGGGCTTTCGCGTGACGCGGCGTTGAAGATCATCTGCTCCAGCATGCGCCGCAGCCACAGCAAGAGGCGGTGATGACCGACGACGGCATCTTCTACACCGGGGCAACATGCCCGCACTGCAGACAGCCGGTGCATCTGGCGGGCGACGTCAACGATGAGGGCGTCGAGCCCAGCGCTGGCGATGTCTCGATCTGCATCAAGTGCGGGAAATGGTCGGTGTTCACCGAAGGCCTGCAGATGCGCAAACCAACGCCGATCGAGGCGCGCGAGATGGCCAAGGATAAAAACGTGCGCGAGGCAAACAAGCGCTGGAGGATGATCAAACAATGACATTCGGTCCCGGCAAATACGATGATGTGTGCGCTATGGTGCGCGAGAAAACCAAAGCCGACGGTGTGCTGGTCGTCATCTGGGGCGGCGAGAAAGGCAACGGCTTATCGTGCGATGGCAATATGTTCATCACGATGGCAATGCCAGACTTGCTGGAGACGCTGGCCAAAATTATCCGCCACGATATGAGCAAGGCCGCCCGGAAGCTGCCGGAGGAAACCTCGATCGACGTCCTCGCACTATCGCCCCGCACCCGCAATTGCCTGATCAACGAGGACTGCAGAACGATCGGGAATGTGATCAAATTCACCAAGAACGAACTGCTCTGCTTTCCAAACTTTGGGCGAAAATCGCTCAATGAGATCGAGGAGCAACTAGCCGACCACGGCTACCGGCTGCGCCTCCCTGGAGAAGACCCATGACCGACCCGCGCACGGCGGCCATCATTGGGTTGATGAAAACCGCGCTGACGCGGATCGCCGAGTTGCACGAGCAGGACATGTTCGACGCACAGCAAATCGCCGACGAAGCATTGTTCATCTGCGATGAAATCGACCTCGACATGCTGGACAACTATGCCGAATACAAGCTGCGCGCGCCCAAGGCCCAGTCCGTGTTCGCCACCGGCCTGGAAGGCGCATTCGCTAAAGACAAACCGATCGGCAAGGCCCGGTCGCGATTTGAGGCGCTGCGCCTGCAGCGGGCTCACCTGACCGAGAAGCCCTGGTCGCAAGCCGAAATCGAGGACCGCTTCCCTAATCGCAGAACCCTGCAGCCACGCTGGATGAGCGCTATCTACACGCCAAGCGCATACTATCTCGATGACGACGCATGAGGACCACCATGGATCAGTTGACAATGGCCGCCACCATCTGGGGACGACTGGAACACCATTTGGTGTCGGTTGGATTGTCCGAGAGTAAGACCCTGGAGATCGAGCGGGCACATTGCATCGGCATCATCGCCGAGGCGCTAGGTTGCAAGCCGGTGAAGAAGAAAAAGGCGACCACGCCGGTCGAGGCCGTCTCCGAAATGTGGAACGACGGCATCGAGCAGGCCACCGCCGAGAAGCTGCCGCTGATTGAGTTTCCGAAGGTCAAGCCGAAGCCCACGCCGCGTCCGTCTGACCACATGATGAAGCGCGGCCCGTCAGCAAATCTGGAAGAGGCAATGACCAAACGCCTCGATCAGATCATCGATCAGTCGATCAATCGCAAGGTCGGATACGACGGCGATGACGAGGTCGGGTATGACCGATAAAACCCTCGTGACAGTGGATTGGAAGCTGCTGAAAGACTTGAGCCGTAACCACAGCAATCCAAAGCTGGAGAAAATCATCGACCGCTATGCCCGACGCTATGCGCGGCGCGTGCGAAACTTGAAAGCACATGAGCAAGCTCGCCAGTGAGATCAAAGCGCGCGGACTAAAGTTCGCAGATGTCGTGGATGGCAAATACGAGATGCTGTCCGGTGATGAGATCGAGATGATCTGCAAGGCACTGAACAAAACAACCCGCAAGCCACGCCCACAAACACCCGCCCGCATCGAACACGCCTGGAGACTGCGCCAGGAAGGCCTCAATTATCGATCGATCGGCGACCGCCTCGGCGTCGTCAACGAACGAGCCCGCACCATGGTCAAGCAGCATCTCGATGCAATGGCTGGCCGCGATGAAGCAGGCATCATCCCACCCGGTGATGTGAAGATCGATCGACGCCCCAGCAAATGGTGGAAGACGCGATGAACTGGCTCATGACACTCGCCATGATCGCTGGCGCAGCAAATCTAGCTGGTATCATCTGGGTCACGCTCATCATGCTGATGCGATGAATATCCGCCGCATGCTGCCAATCGGAAACGTCCTGCGAAAATGCACCGTCTGTGGATGCCAGATCACAGCAAAGAACGATGCGCTGACCGCACACGAGGTCGAGTGTCTGAAAATACCGGAGGCAATCATGTGGCACGCCGAAGGCGAACTCATCATCGAAAGCTTCCACCCACGCGGCGAAATCGGCGGCAATGTCGTGGTCGGATCAATCGTCAATCGCAGCGGCGGTCAGTGGCGCGTCGAAATCATGCGCTTCGATGGCGATCGCACATACACCGGCACATACGAGGCCTGCATCGCATTCATCGAAGGCGTCCTCGGTGATGCCGAGAAGAGAAAACCAAGGCCACTGTAGGGGACAGCACGAACCGACGTGCTTCAAACTGTAGGGGCGACTGTAAGCGCCCGTCCCAACACCGCTCCCCACTATTCCCCCTTCCCAAACTGGGAAAAGGGAAAAAGTGTGGGGGAGGTATTACGGCTCTTTTCACTCAGCGTTGGGGGGCCTGCCAGGGGGAGGGTCGGGATCGAGGCGAACGCCACCCCTCGATCGCGCCACTGGGTTCCGCATCGCATCTCCCCTGCATCTCCCCTATATCTCCCCTGCCCTGCGCCCTGGCGCGGTTCCGCCCTAGCCGGGCACTAGCCTGGAGCATCCCAGATGCATCCCAGCGAGGGTTTTCGATAACGGAAATGGGGCGAAAGCCTAATGATATCAACGATCGTGGCCGAGCCTACCATCTGTCTCTAGAACAGGTGGCTGTCTTATGCAGAGTAAGGGGCGCTGTGCCGAGCAGGCCTCGCAATGGGCTCAAGGGGGACTTGAGTGTGGTACGAGGATCGCGGCCTGCCCGGCGATCGAGGAATAAGCCCTCAATCACTGGCTTTCACGCTGCTTTTGGCCATACCGCGCGATCTCGGCGTCGATTTGTTCTAGATTTAGGCCTGCCAGGGGTGGGCTCGCATTGGCCCGCTCGTCGTCACTGACGCAGAATTCCATCAGGGTGCGGCTCGCGGACGCTACAGCGCTCGGAGGCGCATCAGCGGCCCTTATTACGCGAAGGAGGGCGTCCCGTATCTCCTGCCGCAGGGGTATGCTCTGCGGCTGGGATGCCCCACTCATCGGCTTGGCGTTGGGCGAGCGTTTCCTCGTGGCGCTTACGGTCGGTGATATTTGCGGTCCATCGTCCATGCTTGAGCTTTCGAGCTTTCCTGCGAAGCCTGATGATCATAGCACCACCGTGAAACCAGCACACCGAGGCTCCGGTGATGGCCATCCGATTACAGGTCTTGCAGCGCCGCTTGTTCAAGTTCCCTGGCAGGGCCTTGGTCATTGCTCGGGATGCTTTCCAGGCAGCGTTTCCTGATCCTGCGCTCATCAGTTTTCTCCGTTGATGAAGAGTGCTGTGACGGAGCGTGACACAGGGCGTGACATGTTTCTCTCTCTTAGAGAGAGAGAAAACTGTCACGCTGCCTGTGCGGGCGTGACAGTTTCAGCAAGTTCCGTTTTGTCACGCTTGTCACGCTCACACCGTCATCAGCAAAATCAAACGCTTGCACCCAACCGTGTGACAAAACCCAAATTGTCACGCTGTCACGCATCCGATTTGTTTCCTAAAACAGCGTGACAGAAAGCGTGACAAACGGCAGTGCAGCATTTTTCCCTAAGCGATATCGTTAATTTTGCAATCCGATATCGTTAATTCCGCCAGGGCGGCTTCACCATCCGATCGGCTTGGCGGATGCTGGCGGCGATGTCTTTGCCGGTCTTGTATCCGCTGATGCCGCGCTTCCACTTATTGAGGACGGCCCCCGCGCTCCAGTTAAAATTCGCATCAGCGAGCGCGGCTCGGGCGCTGGGCGGCAGCCTATCATAGTACCACATGTCAGGCTTACTGACCCGAGCCCTCCGTCCGACCTTTGGCGAGTTAGCGCTCATGGCCGAGGCTCATCCCGAATGAGCCACATCAGTTCACGCTCGGTCGAATAGCGATGGCTGCCGACCAGTCCCTTGCAGGCATCGATGGCGCGCTTCCAGGCCTGACGGGAGGCGGCTTTGCGCTTCTTCTCATCGGTATCGAATTGCACGGGATAGGCGTGATCGAAGGCGTCCCGCACATGCTTGGCATTGACGGCCCGCAGTGGGCTCATGCCGGGGCGTGGCGTGACCGTCTCGCCATGAGCAAGCAGCGCCTCGGTCATGGCCTCAAGCATCGGCTTGGCGGCCTTCCTGGGGCCATCTGGCTTGGTGTGCCGGTCGCCCTCCCATTTTACGATCAACTCAGTGATCGGATCGCCATCGCGATCCTCGCCGAGCTTGCACTCAATCAGGTTGAACGGCACCTCAAACCCAGCACGCCCGCCACGCAGCTTGGCCAACGCCAGCCGCGTATTGGTCACCACGCCGGTCGCACTGCGCTCACCTAGGATCGACATGATCGCGTCCGCTGCCTGCTCCTTCACCGAGCTATCACGCAGGCCTCGATCGGCATCCTTGCCGAGATGGTCGACCACCACCACAAGCGCTCCGCTCTCGACCGACATCCAGCGCAGCATGTCCATCACATGCTGCATCTGCGCGCTGTCCTTGGCATCCTTGAAGCTCGATGCCGACATCAACGTGTCGACCACGATCAGCGACAGCGGACAGTCATGGCCACGATCAATAAGCTCCTGCTTGATGTTGGCGATCATCATGCCGAATTGCTGCTTGGCATCCTGATCGGTGAGCTTCGGCATTGTGAGCGTCCACCACAGCGGCATCGGGCCGATCGTTTCGCCTAGCTGCTCAAGCATCGGCGCGACCTTGGCCTTCTTGATTGCGGTCCAGCGCTTGCGGATCACGTCGACACCTTCAGCAGCCAGGAACAGCACACCACCAGGGCGCTCGATCTGATGACCGGCGAATTCGGCTCCGGTGATCACAGCCTGCGCTAGCTCAAGCGCAACGTAGGTCTTGCCCATGCTGTGCTGACCACCGAGGAATGCGAGGCCACGCTCGGGCAACATGTCTTTAATCAAGCAATCAAAGTCTGGCATGACGTCGGCTCCTCCCTCGTACTGCGTTGTGAAATGCTGGTTCGATGCCGGGCCGCCCTGGCCGTTGCCCTGCGCCTTCGCCTTGAACGGCACCACGATGCTGGCTGGATCGACAATCTTGCTGCCGGGCGGCGGCACAAATGGCGGCAGGACATCAGGCATGCGGAGCCTCCAGTGGGTCGGCGTAATCGCGTCCTTCGGCTTCCGGGGTTATGATGATGGCTTCCTGATGCGTGGTCGCGTTCCAGCGATCGGCGGCGACCTTGGCGGCGCGCAGTCCAACTGGATCATGATCGGCGCAGATGATCAGTTGCCCCACACCAAACAGGATTGGCAAGCGCTCGATCGCGCCCGCGCTGCCGAGCGCCCATAGCGGTGAATAACCGCGCTCGATCAGTGCAATCCCCGTCTCCAATCCTTCGCAGACAAATAGCCTCGGGCAAAACATCAGCGGCTCGCTATGCGTCTCATAGTGTCCGGTGAGCTTCATCGCACAGCCACTAGTAGGTCCGAGCATCATGGCGCTGATCTTGGTGGCTCGATCGGCAGTAAAAAACACACGCTGGATCGCCACCGGCTCGTGGCTCTGCAATGGACACATCGCAGCGATCAACGCAGGCCCACGCTCGGCACCACGCGGGCACCGCGCATGGAAACGCAAAGCCCCACAATCGTTTGGCAGCGATAGATCGCGGCCCCACAAATAGACCTCGGCCATGGTGCCATGCGGATCAACGCCCTCATTCCAGATCGCCAGCGCAAGCTCGCTGTTGCGCTTGGCCTCGGCGTCGTCCTGGGGGTGTGTGTTATTCCCCTGAGTTTCACACACCCATCGCCCGGTGGCAGCCAGCACCTTGATGATCTCGGTCGGCGTGCAGCCAGCGAGGCAGCGCACCTGAACTTGCTCCTTGCCGTCGAAGATGATCAGCGATGGTGTCTTGTCATCATGCGCCGGGCATCGCGCTACCCACTGACGGCCAGCACGCTTACCACCGAGCGCATGTGCGAGATCGGCGGCGTTCATAGCTCCATCTTGCCGGTATGAATGTAGTTGCGCACCTTGCGGGCAAACTTTGACGAGGTCATCAGGTCGCTGCCGATCGGCTCGCCTGCCTCATGATGCTCCGACGCATAATTGAATTCTGGGATCGATGCGTGGTGCAGGCCCGGCACCGTGATCAGGATGTTGTAGTCATTCCATTTGAACTCACGCATGCCGCGAAAGTGCATGTGAACCGCAGCACCAGATTTGCGGATGTGCGGGCGCACGATGTGGAAGATCCGTTTTCGGTTGCCCTTGTCGTTGACCAGCACCTCACGGTCCTTGAAAAAGTATGGTGTGCGCTTGATGTTGACGCCGAAGGTTGCGGCGATGCTGCCGCGCTCGGCGCTGACGCGGATCATCGAGGTGTTGGCGCGCTCAAAGTTGTTTGCGACGATGGCAAATAGCTCGGTCATGAACTCTTCGACGTCGCGGACGTCCTTGTGTTCCGCCGCCCAATCTCGCGAGAAGCGGTCGCCAAGCTGCCACTCCTGGCGGGCAATGGTTGAATATCGCTGCGATCCTCTGCGGTGCTTGATCCTGATGCGCTCACAGTTGCGCGTGCGCAGTAGCGCAAGCGTGCCATCCTCGCGCACCAAGATAGGAAAACGAAAGCCAAAGCCAACCTTGGCTTCGTCATCAGGATTGTCCCAGTAGGCGGTCATCTCGTACACGGTCCCAGACGGCACGCGCTGGATGTGCGGTGGTGCTTTCTTGCGGTCGTACTTTTGGAAATAGACAAAGCGTGGATAGATGGCATCGCTTCTTTTCTCCCGCTCCTGCTTGGTCAAGAGGTGGCCCCAGAACACCGCGCCAAATGCTGGCAGTGTTTGCCTGAACCATGGCTCAAGCGGATCAGGGGCTCGATGCGCAAACGGGATCAGCGTTTTGTCTGGGAATACGTTTGCGCCGGTCTGCCGGTAGAGTTGATACGCGCTGTGGTCGACGCGGCGCATGCGGCTCAAGCAGGCCATGTAGAAATCGAGCTGATCGAGGATAGCCTCGCGGAAATAAAATTCGCCGTAAGTGTCCTTAGTCCATTCGTACTCGTCGCGCTTTGGTTTCGGCGGCTTCGGCTGCGGCGGGATCGTCAGCGCAGCAGGAGCCGCTGGCTTTATGATGAACGACAACAGCAACAGATAGAGCCGCTTGAGTTGCGCGATCATGCTCCCTCCCCTGCAGTCTTGAATTGATAGAGCGAGGCGCGGCGATTGATCACCACGTAGCTCAGCACGCCCTTGAGCCGCATCTCGCGCAGGATGCGATCGGGGCTGCCGGGTGCAATCGATGGCTCGCGCTCCAGCACGTATTGCCGGAGGTCTTCAGCGTGGAAGGCTTGTCCGCGCCGCTCGTTGTAGAAGGCGAGGATGTGCAGCGCGATCCTGCTGTAGACGCGATTGAGGTTCTCGCGGTGGGTGAACAGATCGTATTGATCGTTCATGCGGTCACGCTGATCCGCACCACGCGCCAATGCTTCAGCACGGCGATCGCATCATCGAAGCCGAAGACCACGGCATGCGGGTAGCCGTAGGTGTTGCAGTAATTGGCGAACGCCTGCTGCGCATCGCTGATCACGCCGCCCTTGCGCTTAAGCTCAAGGAAATGCGCGAGCGCGTGCGGCGACAGCAGGATGAAATCGGACCAGCCGGGTTGCTGGCCGGAGCGCTTCATCATCGTCGCTGTCTGGATCGAGCGCTTGCCGCCGTGACCGATGTGGGTCCAGTTCCAGCCAGGGCAGAGACTGACGCGCAGCGTGTCGGCGAGCGCGATCTGCGTGCGAAGCTCTAATGCGGGCGGCGGTCGCACACCTCGCTGTCTCTTGCCTTTGAACAGCGATAGCTGGCGCACGGTTCACCTTGCATCGGTGAAGCGCCAGAGTTCGCGCGGTGCTTCATAGCCGCGCTCGGCGAGCGCGTCTTGCATGGCGAAGTAATACTTTGGCGGAAACAGCGCATCGTACTTACGCCACGCACTGACAGCAGCGAGTGATAACTTGCACATGCGTGCAACCTTGGTGCTGCCACCAAGCTCACGCACCACGTCTTCAAATGTTTGGAGTTGCTTCTTACGTTTCGGCATAAATAAACGCTAAGCGCAAATTTATTTGAAATGCAAATTTGCAAATCACCGCGACAATGCGAGACACTGCTGAACACTACTGAGCAGCGCTGAATATTTGACGGTAGTTTTCCACCTCTTCCACCCGCAAAATATTTTTCGCTGGCAACAATTATATTTTGAGCATCCGCGCTTGCGGTCGGCGTGCGATGAGCGTTTGGTATCCGGTACTGCGCTGAACAGATCGCACTGGAAATCAAATCACCGTTCGCTGCTCCCACAGCGGACATCATCAATGCAAAACTTTGCGGGCCACGCGCTCGCGAGGGAGCGCTCGATGCTGTCCGAAGAGATCAAGCAGCTACGCAAGTTCAAGTTCACCGCCTCGATGGCTCCGGCGCTGATGTCGGACAAACCCGAATATCTACTGGAGTTATGGCAGCGGGCGATCGGCGAAATAGGAGAACCCGAAACCACATGGCCGATGAAGCTCGGCTCGCACTGCGAGCCGCTGATCCTCGACCATCATCAGGAGAAGACCGGACGCGCCATCACTGAGCGCGGCACCTTCGTCGCACATCCAACCATCCCCGATGTTTCGGCCACGCTCGATGGCTATCGCGCCGTCGATGACTGCGTGCTGGACGCCAAGTGCAGCGGCTCGTGGATGACGATCGAGAAGATCATCAATTTCTATGCGCCGCAGATCGTGGTGCAGAAAAGCTGCCGGGGTGCGGCCAAGGGGGCGCTGCTGATCATGCACGGCACCGCCGAGCCGCGCGAATACCCGGTTGAGGTCAACGCCGAATACGAAACCGAATTGTGGAAGCGGATCGCGCAGTTTCAGGAGCATGTCGAACTGATGACGCGCCCGGTGCCGCTGCCGGAGGTGGTGCCACAGGAACGCTGGCGCAGCATCAGCCTCGACGTCAGCGAGCGTGATCGCTGGCCTAACTGGGGCGAGGACATGCTTGAGCATCTGCAGAACTGGGCCGACCACAAGGACAGCGCCGATGCCTTCACCGCTGCAAGCAGCGCGGTGAAGAAGCTCCTGCCAGATGACGTCGGTCGCCTGAAAGCCCCCGGCGTCGAGGTGCTGCGCAATCGCGCCAGCGCGCTGACCATCAGGAGAACGCGGTGATCGACGCCGAGACGAAGCTCAACGCGGTCGAACGCGAGCTAAAGGTCCGGCGGCGTGTTTATCCGCGCTGGGTCGAGGAAGGCAAAATAACGGACGGGTTTGCGTCTGCGCAGATCGCAGTCTTTGAAGCAATCGCCGATGACTACCGCGCCCTGGCGCAGAAGGAGAGGCTGCTGTGAGCATGACGGAAACAAATACGCGGCTGCCGGTGCCGAGCGGCATCGAGCAATCGATGTGGCGCGTGCTGACCGAGGTGATCTTCCCAAGCGCGAGGAGCGCAGCCTCGATCCAGTTGGCGCTCACGTACTGCAAGGCGCGCGGCCTCGACATCATGAAGAAGCCGGTCAACATCGTGCCGGTGTGGTCATCGGTCGAGCGGCGTGAGATCGAAACCATCTGGCCCTCAATCGGCGAAGCGCAGATCACCGCAGCGCGATCGAAGGAGTGGGCCGGGCTCGATCCGCCGCACTATGGCCCTGACATCACGCAGTCGTTCGCCGGTCGGCGCAAAGGACAGTCTGGTTGGGAGGATACCAAGGCCGACGTCACCTATCCGCAATGGTGCGAGATCACCGTCTATCGCTTGGTCGGCGACCAGCGCCACGCTTTCACCGAGCGCGTCTACTGGACCGAGGCCTATGGCCGCCAGGGCGGCAGCTTGGTGCCGAATGCGATGTGGGCCAAGCGCCCCTACGGACAATTGCAGAAGGTCGCCAAGGCTGCGGCGCTG